ATTTACCATCTATAGGTTCTTTACCAAAAGAACACTATGCTCGTGTTTACTATGAGGCAAGAGAAATTCCAAATCATTTTATGGATAAGATCTTCTATGCAGAAGATTTCAAGAAATGGGCCCAATCAGTATGTCAAGTGGATTATTCTACTTTAATGAGTGGAGAACCACGACTAGTGATACCCTTCTTCGATAGAGATAACAAACTCATTGGAGCACAAGGGCGGGCCCTCAGAGAATCTAAAATCCGTTATGTAACTATTAAAGTACATGAGAATGCACCAAAAGTATTTGGTCTGGAGAGATGGAATTCTGAGGAACATACATATTTAGTAGAAGGTCCAATTGATTCGCTTTTTCTTCCAAATTGTCTCGCAGTGGCTGGTGCGGATATGTCTGATTTAGGTATCCTTAATAAAGATAAGACTACACTTATATTTGATAATGAACCAAGAAACTTTCAAATAGTAAGAAGTATGATAAAGTCTTTACAAGATGGATGGAAGGTGGTTATCTGGCCAAATTCAATTGCTTGTAAAGATATAAATGACATGGTTCTAACCAGTATAAAAGATGCTCGGTTAGTTGAAATTATAAATAGAAATACATACTCTGGTCAGAGGGGTGAGTGGGAAGTGCACAGTTGGAAAAAAATTTAGGTATGAAAACTGTCCATCAACTAGGATTTGTAAAACTTCTAGATGTGATGGGTAGTGATGAAGAAGTAGAAAATGCTGCTAGAATTAGTTATGGTAAAGGAACAAGAAAAGTAAGTCAAACACGGAATCTAATCCGTTACTTAATAAGACACAAACACACCTCGCCCTTAGAGATGTGTGAGGTTAAGTTCCATATAAAACTTCCTATTTTTATAATGAGACAACTTGTGAGACATAGGATGGCAAACCTAAATGAGTATTCTGGTCGCTATTCAATTATGAGCGATGAGTTTTATTTGCCCGAGGCGGATTACCTCCAAAAACAATCCACGACAAATAATCAAGGAAGAGAAGAAGTAATTCCAAACAAGGGATTATTACAATTTGAATTTAATAGAATTTATGATGGCGCTCAAATAGCATATGAAAATTTATTGAATCATGAATTAACAAAAGAATTAGCAAGAGCAGTACTTCCTGTTGCTAATTATACGGAGTGTATATGGAAAATAGACCTTCATAATTTTTTTCATTTTGTTAAATTAAGAGCAGATAAACATGCTCAAAGGGAAATACAAGATTATGCAAATGCGATGTATGAATTAGTGAAGCCAAAATTTCCTTTATGTTGTGAGGCATTTGAGGATTATAATAGAGATGCGGTTACATTCTCAAAACAAGAAATGGATGTTATTAGAGAACTTTTAGAATATACAGATACAAAAGCAGCATTAGCGGGGATGAGTATTAAAGCTGGTACTTTAGAACACAAATTAGGAAAACGAGAACGAATAGAATTTTTAGAAAAATTAAAATAGGAGCTGACAATGACACTGCCGACTGAGTACCAACAATTTATTCATCTTTCACGATATGCACGATGGGATTACGATAAAAAACGAAGAGAAACGTGGGGAGAAACGGTAGATCGTTATTTTAATTTTTTCCAAAAACATTTAAAAGAAAAATGTGAATATAACTTAGAGAATGGTCAAAGAGTAAAACTAGAAGAGGCGGTCAGAGATCTCAAAGTAATGCCATCTATGAGATGCATTATGACAGCGGGGCCGGCGCTGGAAAAAGAAAACGTTGCGGGATATAATTGTTCCTATATACAGGTAGATAACCAAAGATCATTTGATGAAATCCTGTATGTGCTAATGAATGGAACAGGAGTAGGATTTTCAGTAGAAGAAAAACTCACCTCTCAGCTACCTGCGATCCCAGATGAATTATATGAAACCGAAACAACCATTGTTGTGACAGATTCAAAATTGGGATGGGCTAAAGCATTCAAAGAATTAATATCATTATTATATGGAGGTCAGATTCCAAAATGGGACGTATCTAAGGTACGGGCTGCAGGAGAACCTCTAAAAACATTTGGAGGAAGAGCATCTGGTCCTGCTCCGCTAGTGGATTTATTTACTTTTACTGTTGATTCATTCAAAAGCGCAGCAGGGAGAAAACTTAAACCAATAGAATGTCACGATATTGTTTGTAAAACTGCTGAAATTGTTGTAGTTGGAGGCGTTCGAAGGAGCGCTCTCATTAGTCTTAGTGATCTTAATGATAGAGAAATGCGATTCGCCAAACATGGTGAATGGGCCAAATTTAATATACAACGATCACTCGCAAACAATTCAGTTAATTATAAAGAAAAACCAGATGTTGGGACTTTCATGCGAGAATGGTTGTCTCTTTATGATTCTAAGTCAGGAGAACGTGGAGTTTATAGTAGTATGTCGGCTCAAAGACATACTGAAAAATTAAATATTCAAAGGAAAAACAAAGATGGCACATACGTTCAACGCCGAGTGGCAAAAGAAGACTTCGGCACCAATCCTTGCAGCGAAATCATTTTACGGTCAAGAGAATTTTGTAACCTGTCCGAAGTGGTTATTCGACGAGAAGACACTCGCGAATCTCTCAAAGAAAAAGTGCGAATTGCAACTATCATTGGAACATTTCAATCAACCCTTACTGAGTTCAAATATCTTTCAAGAGAATGGAAAAGAAATTGTGAAGAGGAGCGGTTATTGGGAGTATCACTTACAGGAATAATGGATAATTCTTTAACTAATGGTTCAAAAAAAGGATTAGAAAATTTTCTGGAAGATTTAAAAGATGTGGCTTATGAAACTAATAAAGAATGGGCAGACAAACTTGGAATTAATAGTGCAGCAGCCATTACGTGTGTTAAACCTAGTGGGACTGTTTCTCAGCTTGTTGATTCTGCTTCTGGTATTCATGCCCGTCATAGTCCTTATTATATCCGCACTGTAAGAGCAGATAATAAAGACCCCCTTTGTCAAATGATGAAAGAAAGGGGATTTCCAAATGAACCAGATATAACAAAACCGAATCACACTACAGTATTCAGTTTTCCTATGAAAAGCCCGAAAGGTGCAATTTGTAGAAATGAAATGACAGCATGGAAACAGTTATCTTTGTGGCATACCTATGCAAAACATTGGTGTGAACATAAACCAAGTGTAACGGTATCTGTCAAAGAAGATGAGTGGGTTAATACAGCTGCATGGGTATATGATAATTTTGATGATATTAGTGGTATTAGTTTTTTACCATTTAGTGATCATACTTATAGACAAGCACCGTACCAAGATTGTACAGAAAAAGAATATAATAAATTATCAAAACAAATTCCTAAAGAAGCAAATTGGGAAGAATTAGCACAATATGAGTCAAAAGACTATACCGTAGCGAGCCAAGAAATGGCGTGTACGGGAAATTCATGCGAAATTTAAGGGAGAAATGAAAACATTACTTAAATGGTGGCTAATATTTTGTCTTACACTATTAGGTTTGTGTACGTGTGTATATTTTAATGTACATAAAGATTTGTACTCAGCTGATGTGACACGGTTGAGTTTTCTTATAATTTCTATTTTTATATGTACTTCAGTTTGGATTGGTACGAAAACTTACAAGGTTGGAATACAACAAGACTATGATCAGAAAAGTGATGTAGGATGGTTCGTATCAGAATCATGTCTTGCACTTGGAATGGTAGGAACCGTTACTGGTTTTTTGATAATGTTAGGAACAGCGTTTGAAAACGTAGATGTAACAAATGCAGCAACATTACAACAAGCATTGTCAGACATGGCAACAGGAATGAGTACGGCTCTTTGGACAACTTTGGTTGGGTTAGTGAGTTCACTTATCATCAAAGTCCAATTGGTGAACCTTGAAGTAGCGCTAAATGAATAATGAAAAGTATAAATCCACCATTGGTTTTACGGATCTGCTTTTCAACATTCTTGTTGGGTTTGCGTTTCTCTTTATAATAGCATTCATTCTGATAAAACCAGAAGCGAAAAAACA